TTTTTTTTATCTATATAATCAAATGGGTCGCGGCTATTTATTGTCTTCATTAACTCATCACACTTAAAATATTTACTTAATATTTCTAAATTTACATTCTCAAACTTTTGTCCGAAATTTAAATCTTTTTGTCGTTGATTCATTTTTATATTTATATATTATAGAATATTTTTTTTTGAAAAAAAATAATTAAGTAAAATAAATTAATTAGTTAATATATTACAGTGTAGTAAGCATATATATGCGATTTATTGATATTTAACCATATATTATAATGTTAGATTTATGCTAAATTTGGCATAAATTAATTAATTTATGCCAAAAAAAAGTGAATTTGTTAGTTAAAATGCTAGATTTATGGCATTCTGCTATTAAAATCCTATTTTAAATTATTTTAAATTAGCAATCTGATATATTATATTAAAAATTAATTTAAAATCAAAAAAAAATCAATCATTTTATCTTATTATTTAAGTATAATATTTACCACCTAAAGAGAAATCACCTATATCATTTACAAAACTCCCCGTTCCACCCGGTCCTGAGTATGTTTGTTCATAAGTGTCTCTCAAATTATTTAGAAATTCCTGATAATATTCTTCCGGAGCATTTCTATAAATATAAGAAGCCATAAACTCATAATCTTTTTTCTTTTTCATATCTGGTAGTCTGCCCTCATCTTGTTCTTCAAACCATTCAAAGATTGGCAACATATTAGTTTTACTAGGATAATTATTATATCCTCTATCGCCAACAGAATATGCTCGCGGTAATGGCGCTGATTTAATATGTTGTTTTTGTTGAGATATTTGAGTTGGTATTGATTTAAGCCTATTTGATACTCGGCTAATTAAATTTGTAATTGGCATTGCTTTCTTCTTTAACCAAGTAAAGAAGCCGGCCCCTTGTAATTCACTGGGATGAGTATTTGCGAGTTCCTTCAAATCTCTTTCTGACAACATATAATGTCTTTTATCACAACCACAATTACAATTGCTATCGCACTGATTCATTTTATAATATATATTATATTAATTAAATAAATAATAATAAAAAATATATAATATTTTTAATCATCTAATCTAGGAATATAAGCTCCGTGTTCGTGTAATACATATTGCGGATAGCCTCTATTTACTAAAACCCACCTAGATGGTAAATTTATAAATTTTTTAGTTTGAATTGTATCAAAGCCACAATATGTTTTTAAAAAGTTCTTAATATGATATGTGCCCGTGCCTGCGCGGGGGAAAACTACAACAGACGTCGCTTCGTTAAGAATCCTACGTGTATGGGCATAATTAGAGAGTAGGTGTGATGTAATTAATAATCTAATTTTATAATGACGACCACATTCCAAAAGCCAATCTCGCAATACTTCTAGATATTGCTTTATTGGTTTATCTCGTATAGTGTCCGTATCATCAAAAATACATAATGATTTTTCTAATTCAGTTGGGTGTAGCGGGTTTTCTAATAAATCGTCATCTAATTCTATTCTGATTGGGTCGTGCTTATCTAATTCTTTGTCGGAATCAATTGATGAAAATAAATAAACTGGGTCATCGCGATGAGATTTTTTAAATTCAGCAATCCATTTACCAACCCAAGTTGATTTCCCAGCCCCAGAAGGTGCTGAAATATATATTTTTTCAACTACATCATTATTTGGCAATACAACAAGTGTGCCATCTAAAATTTTTATTTCATTGCTACCTTTTTCATTTAAATATATAAAGCCGCCATCATTGACTCCACCCTTAATTTTCGCTATTTTTTTACCTTCTTTAAGACTAAAAAACATCTTCTATATTATATAATATATTTAAAAAATATATAAAAAATATATGATATAATATAAATATAAAATGAATCAACTTCAAGATAATTCAAATCACATCTATTATAATATTGATATTCGCAAACCAGATGATGGTAAAGATTTACCATATCAGGCTCAATTTAATGAGACTCGCGTAGAGCCAGTTTTATACAATCCAAGTGATTATGAATTAGCAATCGTAAGATTTTCTATTCCAGCACAGAATATCCCCATTTTTTTATGGAAAGAGAACTCATTTTCAGTTTCAATAAAATATTTAACATTTACATTCACAACAGTATTACAGTTTATACCAAATAGCTCGGGTGGCTCTTACGATTATTATGGAAAATCAATATGGAATTACCAAGATTTGATTGATTCCATAAATGTCGGATTATTAGCATCATTTAATGCTTTCGTTGCCGGAACACCCGCATTTGGAGGGAAACCCACTCTTCCGCCCTATATGATTTATACCGCATCAACTGAATTATGCGCTTTAGTAGCACCAATCGCATATGATACAACAATTGCGAATCCAGTGTATATATACTTTAATAATAATCTTAGTAATTATTTCCCTGCTTTGCCTAATTTTGGCACTGCTGACCTTATATTAACTAAGTGGATTAGAGTTAAAAATAACTTCAATAATAAAAGCACTATAGGAGGTAATGATTATTATACTATGACAGAAGAATATAGCACATTGTTCCTCTGGAATGATTTACAAAAAATACTACTAGAGACTGATACTATTCCAACACTACCTGAATTATTAGGGTCTCAGACAAATAAAACAAGAAAAATTATAACAGATTTTGAACCGCTATCATCTATAAATGATAGAAGCACGATTCAGTTTTTTCCACAGGGGGCATTGAGATTCTATGACCTAATTAGCAATTATCCACTTACTAATATGAATGTCAAAATTTACTGGGCTGATAAAGCTGGAACTCAATATCCAATATACTTAAACAACACAGATAATTTAACAATAAAAATCTACTTTAAACGAAAGGGTGTAATGGTTTCATATTAATAATTTTAAAAAAATTCTATTGATATATATACACAAATTGTTAAACAATTCTATGGAAAATTTAAAAATAACAGATACTTTAGAATACAAAAATAGTTATAATTATTTTAACATATCTATAACTAAAGATATTGAAAATCAAGGGGTTGGTATCTTTAGTGAAAATAGAACAAATCCAATATTAGATAAATCCGATGATTACGAGGTATCATTAATTAGATTTAGCATACCATCATCTAACATACCCATCTTTCTTTGGCAAGACGATTTCTCAGTTTCTTTAACATATAATTCGGTAGTATTTACAACACCATTGATATTTGTGCCAAATAGTAATATACCATCAAATATTGGTAGAGCGATATATGATTATCAGGACTTCTTAGATATGATAAATGTCGCATTAGAAACCGCATTTAATAATTTTGCGGCAAGTGCCGTTTATTTAACAATACCAGTAATAGATAGACCAACAGAACCACCAATATTAGTATATGATTCAACACCCCAGTTAATAAGTTTATATTCACAGCCTCAATATAGTATAAAAAAGCCATTGCCTATACTTTTATACTTTAATACTAGTCTATTTACATTTTTTTCAGCATTCCAAAATTTTAGTAATGAGATAGACCCAGTATTATCACATTATTTTAATATAAAGGATAATGGTAATAATTTAGATATTATAAATGGCTCTCCTTATATCAGAATATCACAGGAATATAATGATTTGTTCCTTTGGAATGATTTTCAGAGTTTAATATTTGAAACCGATAATATACCAGTTAATTCTGAGTTGTTAGGAACACAAAAAAATATAACTCGTCAAATATTAATTGATTTTGAACCGCTATCTCAAATCAATGACCAATCGGTAATCCAATTTTTACCATTAACAAACCTTAAATTATATGAAATGATAAGCAATATAGAATTACGAAAAATCGATATTCGGATATTTTGGAACACAAAAGACGGTCAAACATATCCATTGATAATAAATGATAACGATAGACTAACAATAAAAATATTATTTAAGAAAAAGGGCTTAATGATTAATAATTTTAATTTTTAAAAAAATATATTTATATAATATAATATATAATATAATAATTAAAAAATGCCATCAAAAGAGGAACTAAAAACAATATTACAGTCGCATCCAGTTTTTAATTTAAGAGAGCAGATAGCAAACACTAATATCTTTGGATATTCTAAATATAAAAAAGCCCAATTGATAGAACTAATGCTTAATGAAAAATTTATAGATAGATTTCAACATATAACTATGTATATTCGCCCAAAAAAGAAAAAAGGAGTTAGAAAGCCAAGACCAACCCGATTTATTACTGAAACTCCAGACCTAAAACTAGGTCAAAGAAAAAATAAATCTGATGCTTCTATAATAAATGATTTATTCAGAGAAGATAGAAAAAAACAATCAGAGAAAGAATCAAAAGCAGAAGAAAAAGCAAAGAAAGGAGCAAAATCAGTAAGAAAAAGAGAACTAGTAAGAAATTATGAAGAAATAAAAGAAAAAGTGAAAGAACAAACTAAAGATGTAGCAGCGAAACCAACAAGAAAATATAAGACAAGAGAAAAAAAAGGAGAAGGAAGCAGAGGCAAATATGCTAAAACAGCAGAAGAAAAAGCAAAAAAAGTAAAAGATAAATTAAAAGCAGTAGCAGAAAAATTAAAAGCATTAGAAGAAAAAGCATAATTAAATAAAATAAAAATATTATATAGTTGTTATAATATAAGAACAATATAAATAAATGATATTAACTGGAACGAATTATAATATTAGAAATCCCGCCGATGAAATCAGAAGATTAAAAGGTAGTAGCACCTATAATGTGAGCAGAGCGGAACATTTTTCTAATCTATATAATAGAACAAGTGGAGGTGGTCTATATGAAGAATATAATCCGGATAGATTTTCTCAATTAGAGCAAATTGAAAGAGTAGATGCCGTAGAATCAAGACCCCGAATATATAATAAAACAGTAGCAAATACAAAACGCGCGGTTTCTGGTCGTTCTACACAAGGAATCAGGTCGCAACGAAACAAAGAACCCGCTATTGATGCCCGAATAGTTTTAGCAAATACAAAAAGACAGACGAAACTAACTCAAAAATTGTTGCCTTAAATTCCATATTTTAGGGCTATATGCTTATCAATATCGCCATAAGTTCCCTTTCGTTTCATTACAAAACTATATACTCGCGCGAAAGCCCATTGTTCTGGTGATTTTACAACACGGCGAACACTGGCATAATTTGTATGATATGCCCCGATTCCCTTATTATATACTTCTTGGAGTGCCGCAATCGGCATTTTTGATAATATAGATATTTCCTTTAATGATAAACCTTTATCAATAGGAATATTATATTTTTTTTTGAATAATCTTGAGTTAATAATTGGCATATTATATAATGCTAAGTAAAGTTTAAATTTTTGTTTTAATTGTAGGTTGTGGAGTATAGATTCCAAGAATCAGAGTTAAAAGACTAACATATAGAGATTTATCATCATTATCTGTAATAATTATTAATTTATATATTGATAGGCTAAGAATCATAAGTGATATTGCTACCTGAACGAAGAACTTTACAAAGTCCTTATCTAAGTTAAAGCAACACGATTTCCATTCAACAGCATCTATCGCTGATTGATTATTTTCCATTATTTTTTTGAAGTATAAAATATATATATATAGAAAAATAATGGAATCAATTTATAATTATTTCTTTGGTGTAGCAGAAATAAAAATAGATGAAAAAGTAAAACATCAGCGGCATTTAGTGCTAAAGCAGATTAAAGACCATAAAATAAAATTAAAGCCAATTAATCCACCCAAAAAATCTTATTTAGCAAAATCATCTAAATCATCTTCAATTTCTTGGAAAGTTCCGATAATATATTGATATAATGATTTATCAAAATCAGTGCCTTCTGGCAACTTATTTAGTATTTCAGAGAATTCCGCCTCAAATTCATTTCGTAATGATTGATATTCATCATTCATTTCCTGTATATCTTTTTTAGTGATGATTCTCACCTTTTCATAGTCATCAAGTAAGTTATCCATATATTGAATAAAATTATGAACTAATAGTTCTACTTGTTTTTTGTATTTATTTAATACTTTCTGTTGTTTTGTATTCTTAATAATGTTAATAATTTTAGTCTCTAAATTATCTTCTTCTTCTTTTTTTACCTCAGTGGTATTTAATACTTCAACTTCCTTTTTGGTATCTTTTTTAACTTCTTTCACTTCTTCTTTAGGCTCCGTTTTAACTTCAGCTTCTTTAATTTCACTATTTACTTCTTTAATGTCTTCTTTAAGTGATTTAATCTCATCAATAATTTCTTTATCATCAACGATTTCATCTAATTCTACATTATTGTTTTCCAATTCATTTAGTTTAGCAACTAAATCTTCCTTTTGTTTCAGCAATTCTTCTAAAGTAAAAGTCATATTATAGAATTTAATTCTGTTTGTATATAATGGTGAATATTATTTTTATTTAAATAAAAAATATTGTGAATAATATATATAATATTCACGAAAAAAAATGGATATAAGTAAGCCAATTACTTATGATAAATTAAATAGTATGAAGGTTGCGGGAGCCGGTGGATTACGACAATTTGTTGTAAATAATAAAATAACCAAAGGTATTTCAAATTTACGAAAAGCACAATATATTCAAAGGATAATGGCATCTGACTGGTGGAAGACTAATGGCGATGGCTCAAAATATCCACTACCAATAAAAGATTCAGACTTAAAAAAACCAAAGAATGTAAAAGAATGTTTAGCACAAAAAGAAAAATTAAGAAATGAGATACAAGAACTAGAAAAAAAAATATCCGATAAAAATAATACTAAAGAACACGAAGTATTAAATACATCACTATCTGACTTAATTATAGAATCTAATACAGCAAATAATAAAGAATTACCTGAAATTGACGATACAGATGATGAAACAGATAATAAATTAGATAATACTGAGGGATTAATAACTTATAAAGAATCAGAAAAAAGAAATATTGATATAGGGAATACTGCCATTAATATATATACTAATGGAAACTATGACCCAGAATTACCAATACCACAAAAAATAGTTCGTCAGGCACTAAGTGGTAATAACTTATCACTATATAAGCAACAAGTAATAGGAGACTTATTAGAAATAAAAATACAACAATTACAACCAAATTCAGATAAAAAACAACCAGAAGAAGACCGAATGGAAAAAATTGGGGAAGAAATGAGGAAAGTAATAGAATGTGTAAAAAAAAACGAATAAAGGCGAAAAAGCGAGAAAGTATGAAAATATAGAAAAAATATTTTTTTTGAGATGTTGGTAAGCTAAAAATATTTTTTTTGAGATGTTGGTAAGCCAAACTTTTTTTTGAAAATATTTTTTTTGGCTTACCGACACATCAATCTATTAAGGAATATTTTTTTTGATATGTCGGTAAGCCGGATTTTTTTTGAAACCAAAAAAAATTGTAGAGTATAGAAAATGAATGAATAAAGGCAAAAAAACAAGAAAGTATGAAAATATAGGAAAGATGTAATTTTTTTGGTAAAAGTGATTATCTATTATCCAATCCGCCCTCGTGTATTGGATATATATTATATATATTTTTTTACCAACATCTCAAAAAAAAAGTTTGGCTTACCAACATCTCAAAAAAAAAAAATCCGGCTTACCGACATATCAAAAAAAATTCTTCTTAATAGATTGATGTGTCGGTAAGCCGGAAAAAAAAATAAATTATCAACTATCAAAAATATTAATCTTCATCATCTGAATCATATGGTTCATCGGTTGTGTTGGTATTTATTATATTTTTATCTTTTATGCTACCTAATATTGGAATATGTGACTCAATAATATCAGAATTATATGGATTCAAAAATGTTGTATCTGATATATAGTCATTGAATAGCACATACATATTACTATGTTTTGACTTTTTATTGACTTTTATGTTAAATTCTGTTAGTAAAGCTCCATTTATGAATTTCAACATATTTTTAACAAATAATTTATCCGACGGTTTAAGTTTTTTTATTGACTCTAAATTTCTTTTATTTTTTTCTAAGCAATCAAAGTCCCTTTCTGTAATATTACTAAGAATTATTGCTAAATTTGCCTTTAAGTCTTCTTGGTTTATCTCAATATTACTATCTAATTTATCAAATCCAAGGGTATCTAGCCAGCCTATCAATACTTTATACTTTTGATATCTGGGCTTATTTAAGATACTACTAACAATACATATTTCAGTTGATTTTGCTTCATCCTTCTCATCTATTCTACTCAATATATCATTAATACATTCGCTCTTTTTTAAGTCTTCTAGTGATAATTGTAGTGATTGATTCTTTTTATAAAAATATGATAAATTTTTGTAATGATTTTTAGTTGCTGATGCTCCATATTTTAGATACCATTCGGGGGAATTGCCCTTTATATGATAGAGATTATTGATGTTATATTTCTTTATTTTTGTTATATCTTCTTTTTCTATTAAATCTGGGGTATTTTTGAACTTTTTTTTAAGTTCTATTGCCTCAGTTGGGGTAATTTCTGGTGCTTCACTTATTTCTGTGGCAATTTCTAAATTTACTTCTACATTAATTTTTTTCATATCAGTTTTTGTTTTTTTTAAGCCTTTAGTTTCGTCAAATACGATAGTATTGCCATATTCTATTTGTAAATTAATGAAATTTTTCTTATACAAAATAGAATCTAAGTTATGTTCTGTTAAATTTTTACAATATTCATTTAGAATATCACTTTCTAAAAACTCTAATTCTCCATAGTTACTATACTCAAATGGGATTCTATTTAATATAGCATTCATAGAACTATCTTTCGTATTGTTAAAAATATGAGACCTAGATGTTTTTAAATATCTAATCATATCATCTTTATTAGTTGGTTTAACATTATTAAAATTATACATTTCAATAGATAGCATAATTTCATTAGAAATTGGATGCCTAACCCGATTTAACATCTGACTAATATCATTTGATGAATTAGATGAATTTCCAAAGATACCATAGATTGAGTGTATAGTATCTTTAATATCAATTGATAACCCACTTTGGACTGATGGCGAATATATAATACCCATATATTTACACCAGTTAATATTTGGATTTTTTAAAACTTCTTTAACATTATCATCTGACATATGTTCGCTGTTAATTAATAATATATCATCTTTTTTAGAAATATATCTTTTTAATGTTTCTTGACTAGCGGGGCTTCCGTTATGGGCTATTACAAATTTTCTATTATTTTTATAATCTTCTTTTGCTGATTCTATAACTTTTTCTTTTGCTGATATATTAATTATACGAGATTCGGACTTATATGTATTAGTTATCACAACTGATTCTTGTTTAATTCTCATAGAATGAATCCAATCTATATCATCTTGCGTAATATTTGCTGACATAATAATAACTTGTTTTGCTGTTTTAATTATATGTTTCAATGAAGCGCGATTCGCATTAAAATTAGTATTATTTAGAAATGTTGTAGATGTCATATGTTTTCTTAATTGGTCGACCTCATCTAAAATTAATTTATCTAGTGGGTTGGTTGATTTAATTCGGTATAATGAATCAGCTTGGCAAACCCATTTATCATCCTCAATTACTCTTTCTTTTTTTGTATTATAACAGGTAAATCCTTTAAAATCATCTACATATTTTTCGGCTAAGCTAACTCTAAAGGATACGAGTCCTACTGATTTAATAAAATCTATTTTATTTATGGATTCTGCCACACAGTAAGTTTTACCAGTTCCCATATTTGATTTTAATACAAGTAATGAAACTCCATTTTTAATAGCATCGGTTAATTGTGTAATATTAGAACAATATTTCTCATTAACTAAAATTGTATTAGGTAAATCTGGGGATTTTTTATAAGTATTAACTTCGGTTTTAGTGTCATCAATCTTACAAATATACTGTGGTTTGCCTTTTGTTTTATTACATCCCCAAAATATTTTATTTGATTTAGGATAAACCGTTAAATAAAATGTTGAGTCTGAATCGTGAGTTCTTTCACAAATTTTACAATAGGATGAGTTTCGGCGATTGAAATTAATAATGGCGCTGTTATCTGTAGTTTTGTGCGATTTATATGTAAAATTATTCATCTCGGGAAATTCAGCGGCGGCTTTCTTAATATAATCATCTATTTCTAAATCGCTCGCGATACAAGTTTGTGCTTCATTGCTTTTTTCATAAGTTTTAACAACTACACCCTCAATTAATTTTTCGCCTTCTACATTCTGAACTAGATACTCTTCATAATTTTCTGTTATATCATTTAATTCTATAATAGTGCCGGTTTTTGAATTAAATCTTTTTAGTGGGCGATTCTGCCCTTCTTTGCTCGCATAGGGCAATCTAAATAATTGAGAACCAGAATGATATACTTCGGTGTCAAATCCATCAATTTTTTGTATTTGTGAATTGTTAGAATAATAGCCAAAGCCACGAATTCTGAAATGAAATGAATTCTTATATTTATTTTTTATATTGTCATAACCACAAGCCGTAAATTCAAGTATTCTATTTTGTTTGTATTGCGAAAGTGCTTGTATCGCAAAATCTAAATCACTTTGATAGTTATATAATCTTTCGGCTTCTGTGTTATATTCTCTCTCAAAATCATAATATGGAATACAAGAATCAGTTATGACTTCATAGCCAGTTCCTGATGTTTTTACACTATTAACTATTTTAGAAATATTGGCAGTGATAATATTTTTTTTTGATGTCTTAATAATTTTTACGAACTTAAACATTTTATTATTTATATATATATAACAATATATTTTTTTTAGTTCATAATATAATTAATTATTAATTAATATATTTTTATTATAAAGATAGTTCATAATATATATATATTACACTATTATATAATGTCAAGCACTACAAAAGTGGCTCGTGTGAAATATAATAAAACCGCTTATGAAAAAAATAAAGTTAAACATAATGAAATATGTAAAAAGTATTATATAGAAAATTCTGAAACACTTAGAAAAAAAAGAATAGATAGATATAATATTCAAAAAAAGGCAAAAAAAGAAAAAATGGAATCCCCAGAATATAAGTTAGAACTTGAAGCAAAAAAAAAGGCAAAACAAGAAGCAAAAAAAAAGGCAAAGATACAGAGATTATTAAAACAAGTGGAAGAACTTAAACAATCGGAAATTATAGAATTAAAAAAAGAAGAACAAGAACTTATAAAATCGGGCGATACAGAACAATTAGAAGCATTACAAGACCGTATTGAATACTTAGAGTTTCCAGAAAGATTCTAAATTTAAATAATTGACACAATAAATTAAATACTATTTATTATTTTTTTTGTCGTATTATATGTCAAAAATTCAAAAAAAAAAATAATAAATATTAATATATAATCTAATCTCTATCCCTAACTCCATCCTTTATATAATATTTTGTTAATGTTGAATAATCTAAATCGGGATTAAGGTCTTTCCCTAAAGGAGACCATATATTTTTTATATAATTATAATATGTCATTTCTTTTACTGTTAATTCATAAAAATATTTATCTCTATCATTTTTTTGTGGGATACTATATGCTAAATATTCATAAATTGACGGTATTCTTTCTGGTCCGCTTAATCTTCCATAATTAAACCTATTAAATTGTTTATAGTAAATATTATCCATTTTTTTTTATAGATATTATAAATTTTTTATCTTATCTTATTGTTATATATAAGAATATATTTTATCTTCAATACATAATTAATTAATATATAATTAATTTTTTTTTTATCTTATCATATATATACTAAAGATAAGATATATAATTTATATTAAATATGCGAGTCAATGAAGAAAATAAGCATTTGATTAAAATAAGCGAAAAACATTCGCTATACCTAAAAAAATACTATGATAGTTTGTCAGATGAAAAAAAGAAGGCAAATAAAGAACGAGCGAGGCAGTATTATTTAGATAATAAGGAAAAACTTAATACACAACGAAAAATAAATTATTGTAAACAAAATATGCGAAAAACTGAGGCTGAACTATTGGAAGAAGTAAAAAATAAAAAGGAAAAACAAAAAGAAAAATTAACTAAATACTTAGAAAAATTAGTAGTATAATATATACAGAATTAACACTTTAAATAATACTATCTATAATTTTTTTTTTGTAGTATATTATACAATGAGTGGAATAGATAAGCAAATTTATAAAGCAGAAACAATAAACCTAAGTGATAGCGATATAATGCGAATCACAGATAATAAATGTAATATTTTAAGATACGAGCAGTTAGAAGATATAACAAATATAGACCAAATATTACAACCATACGGGGCGGCGGTCATATTATATCAATTAGAAGAAGGCTACGGGCATTGGTGTGCTTTAATTAAACATAGTGATAATAATTTAGAATTCTTCGGTAGCTATGGGCTTAAGATAGACGAACAGCTAAAATATGCTAAATATAATCTACGGCGGCATAATGGTGTTGAAACTCCGCATTTAAGTCATTTAATAGAACATAGTAATTATAATGTTATATCAAATACTGCGAAATTACAAAAATTTAAGGAAGATGTAAATACCTGTGGTAGATGGACGGCTCTTCGCATTAGATTCCGTGATGTTCCAATAAAAAGATTCGTTGAATTATTTACAAAAAATCAATATTATGATGGCGATTGGTTTGTTTCGGCAATGACATTATTAATTTGAAAAAAAAAATAAAATATATTATATATATTATAAAAAATGTCATTAAACAAATTTACTTCAGATACCGAAGAAAAAAAGTGGATGAATATCCGAGCTAATAGTTTATCTATAGGACCCAGTCCCTGTACCTTATCAACAAAAACATATACTCCTACGGTAGCTGGTCTTGAAGGATGTTCCGTTGGAACTGTATATCAGGCTAGATATACTTCAAATGGAAACTCTTTATTTATTAATGGAACGGTTGATATAACGAGTGATGCTGCCTCATTTAATCAAATAGAATTGTTCGTTAGTTTGCCTGTAGATGTGGCTTCATTATTTGTTAATCAGACCCTATTCAGTATGGGGTATTTAACGGAACAAGACATAAATACGCTTACAAATAACGGATTAATTTCAGCAGCAGATTGGTCAAGTGGTGGTGTTAGATTACAAATTATGTATAGTAAGGCAAACACGTCAGCAAAAGCTTATAGAATTCGGTATAATATACAAATTTATAGATAATTTTAATAAAAAAATATAAAAAATAAAAGATATTATATATTATAAAAAATGTCATTAAACAAATTTACTGATATAAATCAAGAAAATAAATGGATGAAGATAAACTGTGGCGAATTATCTACGCCAAAATTAACTATAAAGGCAACTAATGGTTCTTCAATTAATATGATTCCTGACTCAGTAGGAGTTGTTAATCAAGTTCTTAGCAGCAACGGTGATGGGACTGTTGATTGGAAAACTGTAAGTGGTGGGTCAGGTATTCAAAATCCAGTATTAGAAACTATATATCCAGCTACAAATTCAATTGATTTAGGAACATTAGCAGCCCCTTTTAGAAAATTATACGTTCAGAATTCTACGATAGAATTAGTTAATCCAACAGACCCTCTTAAAAGTGGTTCAATTAGTGTAAATGATGGAAATTTAGATATTAAATCTAATCTAGCAACTGGTAATGTAAATTTAGGTTATTTAGCAGGTGTTGGTGCTGGCGAAAACTCAACTAATATAGGAAACGAAGCTGGAGGAACTAATGCTGGTGATAATGTTGTTAATTTAGGATTTCAAGCGGGTAAAGAAGATTGTAAAAATAACAGTATAAATATAGGCAATGGGGCTGGTATTCAGAATTCTGGTGAAAATAGTATTCATATTGGGACTTTAGCAGGTTCAACTATTTTAGGAGGTGTTAATGGTGATAGTTCTATCGCAATAGGTCAATCAGCGGGTCAAAATAATATAGCGAATAATTCAATTATTATTAATGCTACTGGTCTAGTATTAGATAATTTAGTAGAAGATGCTTTTATTGTAAAACCAATAAGAGACCAACCATCATATACAAAAATACTGGGATATGATACTTCTTCTGGTGAAATTTTCTCAAGTGATGAGAAAAATACATTAAACCCAGTTGTAATAGCAAATCCTCAAGTAGAAAAGAACATTGAAACCAAAAATGATAATACTAATGCTCTTGTAGTCCTTCAACCAACTATAGGTGATACGGAACTCCTAGGAGGAGAAATACGAATAAATAATATAGCAAAAACGAATACAGCAAAATTAAAAAATGATTTACTTGAAATTAAGGATAGTTCTAGTAAAAATTATCAAAATAGTTTTAGTATAGAAATCAGCGACGAGAAGGTAAGTAATTTAAAAAGTATAATAACAAGGTATGAATTTGAAGTTATAGCAGATGCTATTGTTAGAAGTAAGTTAGATGCCAATTCTTTGTATTTTAGGACAATTAATAACGAAGGCATATATCAGTCTGATGGTATATATTTATATGAACCTTTGGTTATTAATCCTAGGATGGAATTAAATAATAATTTTTTAAAATTTACTACTGCTGATACTAAATATATTAGTGAATATAATAATAAATTTTTAGAACTAAAAACTAATAATACGATAGTTGACTTACCATATATGAAATTAGAAGCGGATTTAGTCGGCGGTATTCAAAACGCGATTACGAGTTATAAAGATTTTATAATTAATGTAGCAGGTAATCAAAGAGTATTAGTTGATGTTGATAAAGCGGAATTCAAAGATGCTACTGGTCTCATTACAAGCAATTATGGGAGAACGTTATCAAATATCATTAATACCAATGATGGTAATAGACAAACAGCAAGCACTATTGAGGTGAGTGACGAAAAAACAGCAAATATAAAAAGCACATTAACAAAGACTTCTTTAAATATTATAAATTCTAGTAATAATACAGAATGCGAAATAACTGCTCCACAAATATATATGAGTAATATAGGTAATACTCACAGATTAATTCTTAGCAAAGATGATATAAGCTTCATTGATGTATCAGCAAATAGTAATGTAATAAATCCCACTTCTTATAGTTTATACCAAACAGGCAATTTAGGTACTCCAGTCACTGAACTAAACCAGACTAGTTTAGTATTACGAACTACTAGTTTGACACCAGAAATAATGACATTAAATAATTCTAGTGTATCCTTTAATAGTCCTATTAATAGCACTGCTAATTCGTTATCCAATACACAATTGTCAATGATTGATAGCTCATTAAATAGGTCTTTATTAACCCGACTAGCATTACAATTTTTTGAACCCTCTTCAACGACTATAGCAACCGCCTCGTTAAATCAGACAGGTTTAGAGATAAAGGACACAAGTTTAACACCAGAGATTTCATCATTGACAAACGGATTTCTAAACATATCATCTCCAATTAATAATTGTGTAGCAAGTTTATCATCCACTACTTTAACTATGTTAGATATACCATCAACACACGGAACAACAGTAGATAAAGATTTAATTAGCATAATTGATACTACACAAAATATAAGCAACTTAACTTCAACATCTTTAAAATTGTTCCTATCAACTGATTTATCAAACCCAGCGACTCTTCTCAATCAGACAAAGTTAGAAATAAAATCTACTGATGATAGAACAACAATTAACTCAACCGAACTGAAAGTCCAAAATACAACTACAGGTAAAACTTGTTCTTTGTTAAATACAGGGTTGTCAGGAAATGGTATAGCAATAATACCAACTGCTGGAACGGACATTAGTCTAACTATTAGTGCTGGAGGTCATATTCTTCTTAATGGACTACCGAGTAGTAATGCTGGATTACCAAGTGGTGCTTTATATACTCACGTAATTGGAGGAGGTCACAAATCAGTCTGTGTGGTATAAAAAAAAATTATTTATATTATTAAAAAAATAAATATTATATAGTTCTTATAATATAATAATTATAAATGTCTTTGAATCATATCGTTTTAACCAAAGAACTAGATGCTTATTTTAAGAAACTCAATGTAGATAGTATTGATTTGAATGGAACAAATTTGCTACCTGCTCCTCTACCCGTTAGACAATTTGCTACAACTTATACTATGTCCCCTGCTAATACTATAACAACTTCAACAAATCTATATTATACCAGTGATACTAATGAACTACGAATGCGAGGTAGAGTTAATTTTCAATATAATGGAATCACACCAATGGAGTTTGTGGCACTCATTTTTTTAATACCTGATGAATTTAAATCTTTTCAAGTAGATTCAACTCCAATTTTTAGTGGATATGTAGCCCATCAATATCCTAATGACGAAGTTGATACTAATGCTTTGCTAAATCAAGTAATAAATGCTGGTCCAGGTCAAGTTGTTGTAAATTACACTTTCGCAACTACACAAACAGCACCAAAGCCTTTTACATTAGTATTCGATGTAAGTCTAATCAAAAATCTTTAATTAAATAAAAAAAAAATAATATAGTTTCTTTACCATAATATAAATAATTATAATGTCATTAAATCATTTAGTAAATAAACCTGAATTAAAGGTAGAAGTGGCTGACCTATCTTTTGGCGCCGGTCAATGGAAGACAAAACAATATTTGCCAACAACATCCATTACAAATGGTAATACTATCTTGGCTACAGGTATATTCATTTATCAATGCGATGATGTTAGCCTAAGAATAAGAGGGACCGTTAATTTTACATCAGCAGTGACGCCCGCAAATAATTTAACAATTGATATATCATTACCTACTGAGCTTAAGACTAAGTTCAGTGGAGCGAATCTTTATTCTACTGGGATAGTGTCAGAATATCCATTTAACAATAATATTAATCAAGGATGTATTGCCTCAGCGGAATGGGACGTTGATGGTGATATCATCAATAGCATTCATTATAGGCAGAATCAAGGGGTAGCTACTAACTTTAGAGCTAACTTTGATATTATAGTATATATTGCCGTTGAATAATAAAAAAAATGTAAAAAAAAATATATATATATTATTTTATTAAAAAATAATAATATTTATTATTATATATAATATAAATCAAATATGGAAACTATCAAAGTAATTGAGCCTCGTGTAAATGTTAAAGCCGATGTTGAAAAAAATCACGGTGTCCTTATGGGGGCTATGAGAGTTAATCAACAGATAAACCCCGCAGATTCTTGGGGGTCAGTAGGAACACAGCCAGTTCAGGCACTTTGGACTATTAATCCTCCATCAACTCAAACGATTGTTGATAGAAATATGAAAATTAGAGCATATTTTGAAGTAACTGTAGACCAAGATTTACAATTAGGAACTAATGATGCTCTTCGTCAGTTTGCTTTGTCAAGTTTATGCGATGTTCTTTCAGTTCAAATTAATGGTGAAAATATCAGTGATAACTGCTCTGATAAACTACACGCTATGTTGTGCTATGGTAATAATGCTAATGACCGCAATTATCAAGCATCTACAACTACTACAATGCCCGATAATTATAAAAAATACGCAGATTGGAGCGTATATGGAAGTGGTAAAAATCCCCTAGCTGATTATGGTGAAAATGGGGCTGAAGACCCCAGAGGTGGCTTTCCCATTCAAGTTATTACGGCACGAGTGTTTAGAGTTATATTAACTGAAAATATTTTACTATCTCCGTTCTTATCTCCTTTTAGCGCTCAAGATGAAGGTTTTGTTAATATTAATCAAATCAATATCTCATATAGATGGAAATCTAATCTTTCTCAAATTCTATCTCATTCAAGTCTTGGTAATGCTATTACTACTGTTGGGGTTACGATGTATCAAGCACCCGAAATTTTGACAACTTATTTGACACCTGATTTGACTCAAGCCATTCCCCAATTACAAGTTTTACCTTATTACAATTCTCAGGATTATATTAAGAATATTGGAACACTTACCAACACTCAAAGCACCCGAGTTATTAGTGACAGTATTCGCCTTTCTCAGATTCCTCGTAAATTATACTTGTTTTGCCGTCATCAGAGAAGCACATCTAATCAAAATACCGCGGATTCTTTCCTTAAAATCAATGGTCTTTCAGTTCTCTGGAACAATCAGAGTGGTCTCTTTTCTGGAGCTACAGAACAAGATTTGTTTGAAATCTCAAAAAGAAATGGTTTGAATCTTACTTATCCTCAATGGTCTAAATATCGCGGCGGGGTGATGTGTATTGAGTTTGGAAAAGATGTAGGTTTACTTGATAATGAGGCACCGGGCTGTCAAGGTCAATATACAATTCAAATTCAGATGGATGTCGTGAATGATTCTGGCGAAACTGCCGCTTGGGAGTTCTATCAAGTGTTTATGATGGAAGGCACCTTTTCAATCAGTGAAAATTTTGCCCGCGCATCTCTTGGTAATCTTAACAATCAAATGGTTTTACAGACTAAAATGTCTGGTCGTGAGGTTGATTATCATCATTATGTTGGCTTATCAGGAAGTGGTTTCTGGAGTGGTTTGAAGAGCTTCGTTAATAAAATAGCAACTGGGGTTGGTAGTGTAGCTAGATTTGTAGCGCCGGTTGTGTCTGCTATCGCTCCGGAATTTGCCCCTATTGTCGCCGGTGTTTCTGGTTTGAGTTCTGCTGTAAAAGATGCTACCGGAGGGCGTTTGGCTGGCGGAATGTTAGCTGGTGGTCGTGTGTCTCGTAGAGCGATGAGAAGATAATAAAATATTAATATAATTTAATTCTATGTATATAATTATGAAACATAGCGATATACATACTATAGCATTTATGACAAATGAGAGGCCTTGGACTCCAACACTAGCAAGAAAATGGCTAAAACTACACGGTTTGGTTCCAATAAAGAAGATGAGAATAGAAGGTAATCAATTGAGGTATAGAATAAGAGACCCCGAATTGTTTAAATCATTTATAACTAAAAAAACCAATGATGGTATAAATCTAATAATTGGTATTTATTAAAATATATAGAATTTAATTCTATAGTTCTTATAATATAAGAACAATAATATAAATGATTTTTGAAAAATCAACTCATAAAAATAAAAAATATCAAGTTTTCTATAATGGAAAATGGATTCACTTCGGTGATTCAAGGTATCAACAATTTTATGATAATACACCACTAAAATTATATTCTGATTTAAATCATCTTGACCCTTTTAGGAGAAAATTATATTTATTACGAGCGAAAGGAATCAAAGATAAAGATGGAAATTTAACCTATTTAGATAAAAATAGCCCTAATTATTGGTCTATAAAATATTTATGGTAGTTAGATTTATTTAAATTTTATTTAGATTTATTTTATAAGTATAATATATACCGAAATATTTTAACGTAAAATAATTCAAAATGACAATTGAAGAAAATATTATTGTAAGTCGTCCTGATATGAAAAAAAGTTCATTATCTACTTATTTAGTTTCACTAAAAAATCTACATAGATTAATGGATAATAGTGTAGAATTAGATAATACTAAATTTATACAAGATTACGATAAGGTAATGGCTACTATTAATAAAGAAGAGAAAATTACAACGAAAAAAAATAGATTAACTGCTATATTAGTTGCTTTAGGTAGTGATACTAAAAAAAATGAGGATTTAATTAACAAATACCAAAAGAAGTTAAAGGAATTGAACGACGAATATAATATATTTCTAAAAACACAAAAGAAGACTGATAGTCAAGCAAATAACTGGTTAAATCATAGTGAGTTAATTGAGGTATTTAATGAGGTAATGAAGGACATAAAGATGGAAAAAATAAATACTAAAACAGAATTGAACGAAAAAGAATTTGATTTACTACAACAATGTCTAATTTTAAGAACATATTTAGATTTCCCATTAAGAAATGACTATGCTGATATGAAAATAATCTATTACGACGAATATAAAAAACTCAAGGATACAGATATTAATAATTATTTAGCAATATTACCGAAGAAAAAAATGTTTATACTAAATGATTTTAAGAATAAAAAACGAATCGGGCGAAAAATGATAGAAATAACATCATCACTCAATAAGATAATAAATATTTGGCTAAAACATAATAAAAGTGGATATTTTCTTGTTAAAAAGGATAGAAAAACAGCAATGAGTCCAAATGGTATTACAAAGTATCTAAATAAAATATTCTTAAAAAGGAGTGGTAAAAAAATATCATCATCTATGATTCGTCATATAGTAATCAGTAAATTAAGTGAGGGCGAGCCAACTATATTAGAAGAAGAGAAGAAGAACCAAGCGATAGAAGATAAATATTTACATTCTAGTGCTATTAATAAATTATATAGAAAGGTAGATTAATATTTAATTTAAATTTAGATTTTTTTTTGTATATCATAATATATACAAAGAAGATGAGTCAAAAACAAAAAGAACATAATGATAATTATCATTTGGAAGATTTGAATGAGACTAAAGATACTCCTGATGTCTTAAAAAATACAGTATGGGAAGACTTATCTGATTATAGAAAAAGATTATCTATATATGACCCACAAGTTATAAAAGCATTTATCAAAAAAAATTTAAGTGATGATGTTATTAACATAAAAAAACAGTTTGATGAAGAATTTAAAGAAACACCAAATGATGATATTCTGAAACGAGAAGTAATGATATTATTAGGTGAATTAGGGATTACTATTTATAAAAAGCCAGTTTCTGATAATTTAGACTATCTTGGTTAATATTTTATTAGGAATATAATAATATTGGTTTATCTCAAATGAACCCCTATCACATCTACCACCGGCTCTGATAAAACTTTTATCATATGTTTCTTCATTTAATTGATAATAGAATAAACCATCTGTAAATTGGAAACATAGATATACTTTATACCCATTTTGTATATGCTTAAAGCCAGATAATATTTTATTATGTCCTATCATCGTATCATAATACTTTTCTTTAGTATTCCTGCGGGCTTTTAATTCAATGATAACTTTATTTTTTTTATCTATATAATCAAATGGGTCGCGGCTATTTATTGTCTTCATTAACTCATCACACTTAAAATATTTACTTAATATTTCTAAATTTACATTCTCAAACTTTTGTCCAAAATTTAAATCTTTTTGTCGTTGATTCATTTTTATATTTATATAT